TTCACTGAAGGTACACATATCAGTGGCAATTCATTGACAGCAGTTTTGAATGGAATCATGGGTAGTCTAAATGCACGCGTTTATTATTACTCCACCAGGACAACGGATAAATCTTTCCGTGAAATGATTAGTTTTATGACATATGGCGATGACAACGTTGGATCAGTAAGCAAAGAATGTACAACGTTTACCATTAAAGGTATGTCCAAGTTCTTAGGTGAACATGGACAGGTTTACACCATGCCAGACAAGGAAAGTGAATTAGTTGATTTCTTGCCCTTGGAAGAATTTGAATTTCTGAAGAGGGTGAACAAATACCTGCCTGAAATTGATTGCAATGTTGGTTGTCTATTGGAGAAATCCATTTTTAAATCATTGCATTGCTATATTCGAGGACGCAAAGCGCCTTTGACTGAGGATGAAGCGTGTGCGCAGAATATTGATACTGCGTTACGTGAATTTTTCAATCATGGGCGTGATATGTATGAAATGAGAAGGGCTCAACTCAATGAAGTGGCAGAGCGGAATCAGATCAAACATTTGTGTTCAAGACTTGACATTGATTACGACACTTGTGTGAACGAGTGGCGTGAAAAGTACATGGGCATTAAAATGGAACGTGCCGAAGAAAGATTTAACTTTCAAAGTGGTCGAGAGATCAATTTGTATGAAAAAGTTGAAGCGGAAATTCCAATGAAATTAGTAGGTGTAAACATTCCTGTTGCATTGCACTCGTTTGGGGAAATTGACATGTTGTTTGAGCGAACTTTAAATGGTAAATCATTTGTATTAGTAGTTGAGATTAAACATTCCAAATCGAGGAGTAATGTAGCAAAGGGTTGTATGCAAGTTATTAAACAAGTGCGTGCATTTCGTGAGATGAGACCTGATGTTTCGTACGTTGGAATTGTGGTGTCTCATAGGGGCACCAAGGTAGTTGTTCGAAATCAAGAGGATGAGGATAGTTGGTTTGATATGTTTACAAGGCAGAGCTTGACAACTCTTGCCATTGTGCATGATAGACCATTTATGTACATTTAGGTTGTACACCGCTTGGGATGCGTGTAACTCATCCGGGGCCTTCATCTACCCTTTTAAAAAGATGGGAGCAGTAAACAGTCTGCTTGCGGAGCAAAGCAAAATTGTTGCATATGATTGGATACCATATCGATTGTATAGGAGAGGACCATGCCTATATACGTAAAGGCTTTCATGTGTAGATCATTGAACATACGACCTGATCAGTCAACAAAGTTTGTCCCTATCCAACAGTTTAAGTGCGCTGTTGGTGTTGTAAATAAAGTAACTTGGAAATTGTAACTGTAAATTATATAGAGAACAAAACAATAAGACTGCTGGTGTCTATAACCCAGAAGTGTCGGATGACACGACTCGTGCCGTTTGTGAATTTAAAGCACAAATTGGATTAGAAGAGAAGGACAAAGCAAACCCTAATAAAAATAGAATAGAGAAAGGCAACCCCAACAAAACAAGGGGTAAAGGTTTGCAACGAT